TCAGTGAATGCAAGTACATAAGGACCTTGCAAGCCGTAACGCTTAACATCGGTCTGTGCCATACCGTAGTAAAGTATTTCGTAAAGATTTACGGCAACATCTGTATTATCTCTGATAAGAGAACGATAGAACGGACCGCCGGATGCTTTTTCGTGATTACTGCGTACAATGTATGCACCGACGTTGCCGTTTGATATACCTGTGTAATTATAATCCATTACTCTTGTATCTGAATAATGCTTTGAATATGTGTAACCGGTTGAGGTGTCGGTGAATATATCCTTTGCCTCAAGGGTTGAATACGAACTATACCAACTGTTAGAAGTATTCAAAACAGGGAATAGTGACGGTTTAAGTCTGACAATGTAGCGTGTTACGGTTACACTGTCATCGGCTATATATGTAAACATATAGATGTTGTTTTCGCCTTTGCGTGCAACGTAGTATTGCTCTAATGTTCCGTAAACTACTTTGACCATTATTACTGAACTGCTTGGCTGTGAAATTGTTACGTCCGACTGACCAAGACCGGTTTCAACGTGTGAATTTTTGTTTGTGTAGCCGTTGTAGTCAGTTCCGTTGTAAATAAGCGATGAAATATCACCGTTTGAACGTTTTACTTTAAACACAAGGTTTGCCCCCGTGTCTATGGTGTAATTTGTACTGTCTTCGGTGTAACCGAAATCAGCCAAAGCTGAACTTGGTATGAGGAATGCGGAAATCATCAAAGCCATAAATATGGCAAGTCTTAACAGTACGCCCCTCTTTGAACTCTTTAGTTGTGATTCGTTTTTCATAAAACTCTCCTTTCGTTTCATGCTCTCCCATTTCCTTAAACTCCACATGAGCTAAGAATAACACGGCTTTGTGCAATGCGTCAATATATTTTTTTGCAAGCGAAGAAAATTGTAGAAGTAGCACAAAAACGAAAAAAGAATTGGTATAAAATAGACAAGAATATTTTGTGATTTGGTGTAATATTAGTATAATGTTACGACTTAAATTTGGACGAATAATTACTTGTCTGTTTTGTCATACAATCTGACCAATGCAGAAACAGCTTGGCTGATTGTTATGTTTGCTTTTGGATTAAAATTTTCGTCAGTGTTGTTTAAGATATTCAATGTTTTTAAACTGTACACAAAAGACACTGCCCATGATGATATTTCGCTATTGTCGGCGTATGACATATCTACCTTGGCAAGCGGAAGTTCAATGTCTAAGTAGTTTGCGGCACGGCAAAGAATTGTTGCGGCTTCTTCACGCGTGAGTTTGTCGTTTGGTGAGAAGATATAATCGCCCTTACCCGATACTATTTTAGCGGAATATAATACGGTAATTTTGTCATTGCCGTTTGTGTCATCAAATGGAGCACGTTCATATTTGAATATGGGCAATTCTTTTATCGGGTTTACCAAGTTGTATACAAAATTACAGAATTGTTCACGTGTAATATCATCGTTAAAGTTGTAGTTTTCGTTGTTGATAATGCCAAGTGATACCGCTCTTGATATGTCGCTTTCAAATGCGGTGACTTCACTGTTTTGCTCAATTTGAGTTGCGTTGTTGCTTTCTTCTGTTTCATTGCTTGCAAATACAGATGTACCTGACATCATCGCCAATGCAAGAATAATTGTTATTGCTTTTTTTAACATTTTAATTCCTCCGTTCCATTTGCTTAAAATTCGGTAATTGCAAATACCTTTAAAATTTGTAGAATGTTTCTCTATTATAAATACTTTTTAAAAGCTCAAAAGGTTGCATTAATTTCAAAAATGCAAAATCTGTAATTTGCTTTAGAGGTTTTTACTGTCGTATTTTTCGAGGATTTCTCTGATTTTTGCTATATTGTCTTCGGTTAATTGCTTATTGTTGTCCTCTATATTTTCCATAAACCCTGCCGATATAATTCCTGTAGGAACAGCCACAAGCCCTATTCCCAATAAAGCAATTATTGCACTGAATATTTTTCCTGCTACGGTAAGAGGATAAATATCCCCATATCCCACAGTGGTAAACGTAGATATTGCCCACCATAAACCCGAAAAAGCATTTGAAAAAACATCGGGTTGAACAGGGTTTTCAAAGTAATACATAATAACCGAAGAAATAATCATCAATAAAAATACAACAAATATTGACGAAACTAATTGAAGCGAACCCCAAAATTTAGACAAAATTAAATATTAACTTGCTTGTGAATGAGTTCGGTATT